GGACGAAGATAAAGAAGCAATTCGCAAGCTGGAAGACTACGTCTACAACTGCGGCCGCACCGACGGAACCCCGCGCGGCGAAGAGATGGCGTTTGGTGAATTCCTTAAGTTGATAGTGTGGGATGCCTTGTCTCAGGGGCACATCTCGGTAGAAAAGGTTCTTACTCGTCGGGGTTCTTTGCACCGTTTTCGTCCGCTGCCGGCAGAGTCGATCCACCGCACTAATCCACGCAATCCCAAATCGGTGCTAGAGCAGCAGCTGAAAACAGCCGCTGAACTGTATGCTAAGAAGCGTTCCGACAATGATCCGCGCGGCGACGGGGAAGTCAACACACCGGACGTTGCTTACTACAAATACGTGCAGCTTGCAGCTAACAACCAGCCGATGATGGTTTTCGGCGACGAAGATCTAGTTTTTAAATTATTTAATCCAAAAAACTTTCCAGACGCCAACGGCTACTCTATCTCGATGGTGGAGCAGGCTGTAATCATGATTACCAACCACTTGAACGTCGAATCTTATAACGCTAACTACTTCACCCATGGGTACGCCGCGCGCGGTATTTTGCACCTAAAGGGTAACGTCACGCAGAACTCACTCGCCTCCTTCAGGCGCCAGTTCTATAACACTATTTCTGGCGCCAATAACGCTTGGCGTACTCCGATTGTAGCAGGACTAGACGAAGTAGATTGGATTCCAATGTCCGGCTCGGCCCGCGAGATGGAGTACATCAACTTCAACTCGCATGTGATGCGCAGTATTTGTGCGCAGTTCCAGATCGATCCGATCGAGGTTGGTCTAGACTATCTAACTACAGCAAATGGTCGAGCCGCCAGCTCGGCAAAAGAATCTGGTCAGTTTAAGATTACTTATTCGCGCGAGCGCGGCTTAGTTCCCTTGCTGATGTTTGTTGAAGACTTCATAAACCAGGATATTGTTCCAGCGCTGGACAAGGACTTGGCCGGTAAATATGCTTTTAAGTTTGTTGGCTACACAGACGAAACGCCGCAAACCGATATTTCACTCCGTCAAGCTCAGATGACGGTTTTCTCTACAATGAACGACTTGCTCCGCAACGAGGGCAAGAAGCCGATCGAGCACCCTGTTGCCGATGTTCCGCTAAACGCTAGCTTTTGGGACGTCGTAGAGAAGAATATGACCCGCGGCGAGATTCGTGAGCAGCTTTTAGGAGACGCAGGAGCATCTAAGCGCCGTGAACTTGCATATATTCCTGCTGATCCAGCCTTCTTGCCGTGGCAAAGTATGCTTATGACCGTGGAGGCTCAAGAAGAGGCAAAGAAGCAGCAAGCCGAGCAAGCTGAACAGGCAAAGCAAGAAGCGAGCCACCAGCAAGACATGGAAAAGCAGCAAAATTCTCGCGAGCAAGAAAAGCACGAACACGAGCTGGAAGCGCACAAAAATATGGCTGCTCAAGCTGCGGTAGATTCTGGTGCTGAGTCCCCGACCAAGACGCTTCAAGAGGCGGCTCAAAAATTTGGCGCTTCTAAAGCAGGACACACCGCAGGTGGAGTACAGCGCAACCCGATAAACGTAGGCGCAGAAGAAGAGTGACGTGTATCTTAGTAAAATCCCCCTACCTTTAGGGGGTTTTAATGACTTGGTTGATTCTTGAAGGTCTAGACCGTACCGGAAAATCTTCTATTGCTGAACTTTTGAAGTCACGAGGCTTTGAGGTAGTTCACTTCAAGGCCCCAGACAAGAAGTTCTTTAAGCCCGGGTATACTGGACCCTCATATTTGGAAGAAATTTCAGATACGCTTATTAGTTTGTCTGGAAAAGACGTAGTGTTCGACAGGTCGTGGTATGGCGAACTAGTGTGGCCATATATATATCAGCGGCAACCTCAGATAGATGAAGATGGCTTTGAGATGCTGCGCGAGATGGAAGACCAGAATCAAGCGCGACGGATCATAACTCACGACCCAGACGAACCAGGGCACTGGCAGCGCTGTCAAGCAAATAAAGAGCCTATGGACTTCAGTCAGTTCAAGTCTGCTCGAAGTATGTTTGTAGATTTGGCAAAATCTAGAGAATTTGAGGTCCACAGCATGGTAGAGGTGCTTGATGAGCTTGGACAAGGAGAAATCGAAGGCGCCGAATCAATACCTGATAACCGTATTCAGGTGGCAGATGATAACGCAAGGGACGCTGGTATGGAACCTAATAAGAACCCTAAGAAGACTGGGTCTCAGTCGGATCAGTTGAATCTAACACCAGAGCAGCTAACACCAGAGCAGCTAACACCAGAGCAGCTAACACTGCTGCAAGCTAATGCAATCAATGAAGTACTTGGGGGGCGCGTTATTAAGAAGAAGGGGGAGTTTTTTGATTCACTTGAAAATAAGGTCCGCCTTTTCCTAAACCAGGAGCTAGCGACACTTTTGGGTCTTTCAAAGAAAGTAGAAGAACCAAAGTCGCAGACAAATCAATTATCTATGGAAGAAGTTTCGTTCATTAGAACACTTATCAAAAACGCTCACATCAAGAGGGTTCAAAAATGAAACTAGTAGATAAGTCCACTAAGCCAACAAAGAAACCAATTGATCGCGTAGAAAATCTAGAAAAGACAGTCGAACAACTCTCCATGTCTGTGCGCGTCAGCCAGATGCTCCTTAAGCAGGTTTTGGAGCAACTCCAAAAGCATTCTGATGGTCTTCGCTCTACAACTGGCATGATAAACGATTTCCAGTATCGGGTACTTGCGATGCAGAATACCCTCAATCTCGATAAGGTCAAGTTAGCTGCTGCTGCTGATGAACTTAAGCTAGCGGACTGGCAGTCCGCTTCAGATCGTGATGATATTGCCGCCGGTCTTCAGTCGCTTCAAAAAGTTGAGTCAGCTACGGATTATGTGGTTCTCACATCTACCACACCCGGAGTTGCAGAAGATCGCGGCATCTTCCGCAGCAAGATTCAATTAGCCGAATCTGGCAACAAAGATCTGATAGACGCTCTAGTCGGCAAGTCGGTAGGCGAGCAAGTTACCGTTAAGCTGAACGGCGACGACCATCTAATCACTCTTCTTGGCGTTCGCCGTCAAGTTCAGGAGCAGCCAGCTAAATGACAGAGCTGGATGAGCGCTTTAAGTCTAGATGCCCTAGGCGCATCGAATCCCTCCCGAAGGGATGGTGCCCTCTTGCTGTTATGCGTCTTAAAGCAATACGGGCTCTGGGCAAAGCTCCTTCAGACGAAGAAGAGCAGGTCTTGCCAGGGTGCCCTTGGGCGATAGATAACCAGATGGCTAACTATTGCTGGTATGTTTTTGAAGCTAAGCGCCTAAATGAGGGTCTTTCCGACACTGAAATCGCGGCCAATCTTGGTCTTTCGGTGGACGAAGTTAAAAAAACAGCAGCGTCAGCTTTGCAAAAGCTACAAAAGTCTAGTTTTGTAGGGGATTTGCGCGAGTCTCACGGTGACGAGCCTGTTCTGGAAGAGTCTGGACCAGAGGGTTTTTCTTACCACGAGTAAGGGCTTACCTCCAGTCGATGTATAATTGACACTTGGAGGTAACCGCTGTGGCTGACGATACTTTTGGGACAGAAATAGACGGAATCATAGCGTCAGAACTTCGGGACACGCAATCCGAAATTCTTGACGTTAAGGGCGCCGACATTACGGAGCTAGAGGCTGGTCGCGGTTACTTTAATACCGATCACCGCAACGGTTTTTCTGATGTTGTGGGTCGAGTAACTAAGGCTCGCAAGATCTTTGGCCCAGAGGACTGCGAGGATGAGCGCCAAAAATATTACTGGAACAAACTAAAAGTTCCACTAGTTTATGCTTCTGGTTACTTATTTGACAAAGATGGCGACCATCGCTCTGCTAAGGCTGCTGCCGCGATCCTGCGCAACCAGGCCCGTACAGACAGCCCGCTTAAGCTTAAGGCTTCGGTCGAAGGTGGAATAATCGAGCGAGGCAAAACTGACCCGCGCCTTCTAAAACGCACCAAGATTACTAAAGTTGCCTTAACTTTTACCCCCGCCAACAACAATACCCTCATAGAAACTCCGCGCTTAGAGAAGTGTCAGCCGCAGCCGGGCGACATTGAACTTATTCGCGAGTTCCTGCCTATGGCCTTCGACGACGCTCCTTCTTTTCATGATCTCGGGCAGTCGCTAACAAAAGCAAAGATTGAAGCTAACGTGCTAAAAATAGTAGACAAGATTCGTTCTTTAAAGAAGTAAGCACGTTGTTTAATTAAATTAAAACAGGCGGAGTGGTTGTGGAGATTAAATCTCAACTTATAGTTCTAAAGAAGGTAGCCCAACTACTTAAGGCGCTAACTGCCGGAGGCACCGCAGGTTCTCCGGCCGACAGAACTGGCGGCGCCGTTCTTCAGACCGAATCTGTAGATGGTATTTACCCAAACCCAAAAGAGACGCGCTTCCAGTATATCTCTTGCCACAACTGCGGCAAGGAACAGCCTTACCTTAAGTATCAAGTAAAGTGCCGCGGGTGCGGCAAGAACTTCCCGTTTGACTCACTTGCAAGTCACTTTCTAGCTAAAGCAGCTAATACACAAGAAGATGAAAGCTCTTTGCCAGAAGATAGCACCAGCACCGGCGGAGTTTCAGAAGAAAAAGCAAAAGAGATTAAGCGGAAGCTTATTGCTCACTTAACTAACCACTTCGTTGGTACTGACGACCCTGAAGTTCTAGCGCGCGATGCTCATCTTGTAAATGAACTGCCAGAAGAGATGCGAGGCGCAATCGCCAACAAATACTTAAAGCATGCAGACCCTAGGGTTCGCCACGCCTTTATAAAAAATGCTGCAAATCAGCAAGAGCTTGGAGATCTTCAAGGTCACTCTGACCCTCACGTTGCTGAAGTTGTAAACAATAGATTGCAGCAGCTTCAAGAAGAGCAAGGACAGGGGCATACCGTTGGTTCTGTTTTGGGCGACAAAGGCGTCCAGCCAGATATCGCACCTGGCGTTGAAGTTTATGATGCAAACGACCCTGATAGACCGCAGCCCAAAAAGACATATACATCGCCCAAGCCCGTTGCGCTATCTCATGCTGCAAGTACTCAAGCAGATCCCGCTAAAGCTCCAGACTCTCGCGCTGCACGCGAGCAAGCTTCTGCGCAAACACCAGGCGAGGATTATGCCCCAGGTCGCATGGCTGTTACTGGACCCAGTTCAGTAAGTGCCTCACCGAATCCTGACCAGCCTCTTGGAACGGAAGTTGCTAGAGACGCCCTGGCAGAACCTTCAACTTCGCGCGTGAACTTAGATCAAAGTCGTTTTGGTCACCACCGCGTTGACAGGCTGGTCGATTCGCTTGGCTCCGACGGTATCTTGAATAGGCATATGCTTGCCCATCGCGCGATGCTTAAAAAATTAGCCAGCGTTGACCCTGGTGATTTGAGCGAAGCGCATCTTAAGGGTGTTTCTGGCGCTATCCACAGAAGGATGCTAGAGCTAGCAGCAGGCGCTGAGCCCGAATCCGATGGAAGCATACATTCTACGATAGATCACGATGCCCCACATCGCCAGTGGATTAATGATCTTACACTAGACGATCAGCACAGGCAAGGATTGGAAGCGTTTGGTGAGGCTTTAAAAAATACAGATCACGACGATGAGGCTCACGCTAAGGCAACTGGTAGCTTGGTTAATCTTCTGCGCGCTCGCTACGGCAAAGGTGTGGCTGATTATTCTTCTGAGCTCAATAAAGAAAAAGCCGCACGCGAGCAAGCAGAAGCTGCAGAAAATAAGAAGTCTATGACGCGCCCCGAGGGGGAAGAGAAGAGAACCATTGTTGATGATGGAAAAGATAAAAGAAACAAGCGCGAACCGTACGTTTATGATAAAGACGAATCTGGTGGTAGCAAGAGGCGACTGGAAAATGTAGTTAAATCGTTTGGTACGACTTTAGACTACTTAAAAGGTTCACCAGAATACGACAAAGACCCCATAACTAACACTGGAAGTGGCGGTCCGTTTTATCTTGGTTCGCAAGGCGATGTGCATCATTTTGCGCATCCAAGTCCTCATGGGGCTCATGATGTTGGCTCCGCAACTCAGCACGACCGCTATTCTGCCCACGTGTTAGATACAGCACCAGCGCCAACAGTTCTAGGACCTGGCGGGGTTACTTCACACAGAATGCCAGTTCCCAAAGGTTGGGAATCTATGGACGCGGTGGAAGACGCAGTAGATGAACTCAAAAGCTCTGATGAGTTTAGGGCCATGAGTCCGGAGCAGCAAGAGCAGGCTATAAAAGACGAAAAAATGGATGCTCTAACGGAGCATCTTGACAGCAAGCATTCGAAACCCGGGGACTCCTTCATTCAGTCTTATATTAACGGCAAGCCTTCTGCTATTTATATGGTTAAACACCGCGGTTCGGATGCCTTTGATAAAGAAACTGGAAAATATAAGAAACGTGAAGAAACCAAGCACGGTGTTGTTACGCCGGAGCAAATTGACACCCTTAACGCTAGGCGCGAAGCTAAACACCGTGCTAACCACGCTGAGCGTGTTAAAGACTACATGAAGAAAGGTCTTTCTGGAGATGCGCTAGAGCGAGCTATTGCTAGTTCTGAAGAATACATGAACAGAGGCATAGAGGGTTCTAAAATCAAGTACGAGACTCCTCACTTCCACCATGAATCAGAAGAGTTTCTAACCCATCAGCCAGCCATCGAGCACGTTTTGTTTGGAAGAGACGAAGGTGGCAAGCGCGACGACAAAGATGCTCTTGTCGGCAGCGGTATATTTAAGGACTACTTCCACAATCGTATGCCGCTCGATTGGAGTCAAACAAACAAGCAGGAGTGGCAGGTTATTAACCCTACATGGAACATTCCAGATGCGGATCGGCAGGTAATGCTTGCCGGAGGACCAGGAGCTGGTCGAGAGGTACCGGTATTACCAATGACTAGTCGTCGCGGAGGCTGGTCGCCAAGCTCTGCCGAGCTCAACGTGGCCTCATCGGAAAGGAACCAGAGAAGGCAAGAACAACCTGTTGGTCAGGCTTGGGCCTCAGCAGCAACAATTGAAGCAGCTAAACACGCAAATCTCAGCAATCCTTTGGCAAGCGATTATGTGGGGTCAATTGCCAGCGCAAGAGATTTGTCTGTCGATTCTAAAACAGCAATTCAAAAAGCACACGACGAACATAAACACAGGCTTCGTCAACACGAAGCTGATCATCAGGCTCGAGTTCGTAAACTAAGAACCGCTATTGGAAGCGGTTCTGATCTGGAAAGTTTGATCGAAAATTCTGCAATGAAGCGCGATCAGGCTATCGGAGATTCTAAAAAGAAGCGCGATGCTGAAATTTCTGAACACACCAAAAATGCACTGGCTGGCTGGAGTCAGCAAGATTTCGAAGAGGCAAGCGCGGACAGTCGCTCTGGTCGACGCATTGCCGAATCTAATCAGCACGCTCGCGGTGCTATAAACGCGCTTAAAGCTAGCGATAGCTACAAAGGTCTTTCTCCAGAGGCACAAAAGAAAGCCGAAAGAGATACCTGGATCAACGCGATAGCGGAGCACGCAAACATGACGTCTAGCGCTCCGCGTGCTGTTCGTACCGGCGAGCTAGGCGAGGACATAAAGGTTCGTGGTACTTCTGGAAAGGTAGAGGTTACGCGTAGAACTCCAGTGAGTAGTGTTCTCCCTAGGGGGGCAACAGCCCCAACCGCAGACGACATTCAGCGCCAAGTGCCGAAAAGTGCTAAAGCTTCTGAGCGCAGCGACCTGTCTAGGCAGGCTTCGCAGATCATAAAGCAAAACGAACCTAAAAAGAGTTAAATAGTGCAATCTTGCTAACGGTAGTATAACGTAAGATACGGTGCTTAACTAAGGCACCGTGATATATTGACTTTCTGAACTGTGCCTGAAATTATAGGAGTAAGACATGGCTTCCAGTCAAATGCTCGACAAGATCAAGCGAAATCTTGACGCTATGGGCGTCCCTGCTACCCGCGGTGCAACTAGCGTGACTGCAGCCGGCCTTACGGTCAGCTACGTCGACGCTTCCATCCAGTCCCCGATGGGCGGCGTTTCTGATTCAGCTTCGCCATACCTTGGTATTGGTGTTGCTAACCCCGGTAAGCTCAAGGTTAAAGGTGCTGGAGGCGAGAATACTGTCGCTGCGATCTTTACCTCCGAAGCTGACCTCGCAGTC